CGTGCAGTACACCGGACTGACCTACCAGGATCGTAACGGTATCCGTACCTACGATGCCCAGTTGCGCTTCTCCCGCGTGCTCGGAAACGACGAAATGACGATCGTCCTCGTCTAAAGTTGTGCAATCAATTGCATTGCGGAGACCTGGGGGAGGGTGGAAACGCTCTCCCCCTTAGTTTTTCAGGGAGCCGGTAATGGGCAGGTACACGGTCAAGGTCTACATTGTGCAGCAGGCCGACAAGAATGGGATGCTTAATGGCCCCGTGCTCGCAGCCAAGCTGACCTATGCTGAAGCGCATGCGATCGCCAAGGAGTTCGCGCCGGCCAATGTGACGCTCTTCATCGCCGACAAGACCGCGCTGCCGAATAACCCGGAGCACGTAACAGTCCAGTAGTATTGCAATTAATTGCACCAGTTTCTCGCCTCTCGTAGATTGCCGGCACTGTCCATGTGGGCAGCCATATCGCCACGCAGCCAGGAGGCAGATAGATGGCCCTTATCGCTATGACCGTGCACGACACGGTGGAGCACGTTTCCGACCTCGATCCGTGCAAGAAGAAGACCAAGGTTCCGGTCGACCCTAACGATGCATCGAAGGGTATGAAGGACGAAGTCACCATCGAAAACGGTGCAACGAAGTTCTTCCTCAAGCCGCTCGACGTCTTCCTGATGGGGTACATTTACGACAACGCCTCCTCGCTCTCCGGCAAGCAAGGCTCTGACGAAATCGGTATCAAGACCCGCGTCAATCAGACGAACATCGATGCTGTGCGCCACGGCCTGGCTGGCTTCCAGAACTTCAAGGACGCCAAGGGCAACGACATTCCGTTTACGACGGTCAAGGTGCAGGTCAACGGTCGCGAATACGAAGTGGCTGACGACGCGACCATGTCGAAGGTTGGTATCCGTCTTACACAAGAACTCGGCGCTCGGATCAAGGAGATCAGTGAGGTCTCCGCGGACGAGGAAAAAAACTGAGGCTGGGCGTCACCGCTGTCAGGTTGATGCCCGAACGTCAGTGTGACGGGTGCAAGAAGAAGGACACTTGGGGATGCACGGCAGTTCGACTGCGGCACCCCGAGAAGGGTGAACCGGATCTGCCAAGCAATTGGCTCAGGCCATCGGCCCAACCGGTCACCGTCATGGGGGAGACGACATACGCCTGCCCCAGACAGCATATCCACCAGAACCCCAAGCTCTGGGCGTGGATGCTGAAGTTCTACGGCTTGTACAAGCGTGGGTTTCTTCCCGGTGCGGGTGGCGTCCTGGATCAGTCCAACAAAGCCCTCGAAGTCTTCAATGTTCTCGATGACGCCAACGACAAGTGTGATCGGGCCGAAGCCGAGAAGATCAAGAAGCAGCAAGCCAGGCGTGGGCCGAGCAGTCAGAGGCCGAAGAAGTAGTTAGTGCAATCAATTGCATCGCGGAGCGGCACATGAACCCTGAAGAGCTCGAATTCATCCTGAAGATGCGGGACGAGGCAAGCGCCCTCCTCGATAAGATGGGGGACGCCCTGAAGCGGACTGGCGACGGTGCCAAGAAATTCGGGGACGAAGGCGAAAAGGCCGGCAACAAGCTCGACAAGATCGTCAAGAAAGCCAAGGAGGCCGCTGCAGCAGTCGGCGGTCTCTACACTTCCATGCGTACGTTCCAGGGTGTAACCAATGCCTGGAGTCAGTACGAGCTCGGCCTGGTCGGCGTGGTGAAAACCACGAATATGGCCGGTCGTGAGCTGGATGATTTCCGCAAGAAGTTCGACAACCTGAACCGCGGTCTGAACGGCATCGAAACCGGCCAGCTTCAGCAGCTCTCCGAGACGGTCGGTCAGCTGGGCGTGAAGGGTGTCAACAACATCATCAGCATGACTGAGGTGCTTGGTAAGCTGGGCGTCACGACCGATATCGTGGGTGCTCAGGGCGCATCGGCAGTCTCCCGTATCCTGACGCTCACGGGCGAGGGTGCGAAGGCCGTTGGCGAGTTCGGTGATGCGCTTAACTATCTGGGTAACAACACTGCAGCCACCGAAAGCGAGATCCTCGACATGGCCACGGTTCTGGCGCAGTCGACTGCTGAATTCGGGTTGAGCTCCAAGAACATTCTCGCCCTCTCGGCAGGCGCCCGTCAGCTGGGTGTCAACTTCGAACTGTTCGGTACGTCCTCCGGTCGCGTTCTCCGCAGCCTCCGTGACGGCCTTGCGAACAACACGACGGGCTTCAAGTCGTTCCTGCAGGTCACGAACATGACCAAGGAGGAGTTTGCGTCACTCCTGGCTGAGAAGCCGGAAGAGGTCCTGCTCAAATTTGCGGAAGCATATAACAGTCTCACAGCCTCAGGCGGGTCGAAGGGCCTGCTCCAGTCGCTCGGTATGGATACCGACGAAATCAAGCGTGTCTTCGGTGCGATCGGCACGCAGGTCGATGCGGTACGTGACAAGCTGCGTCTCGTGCAGAGCCCGGACATGAACGGTGCTCTCGATCGCGAGGCTCAGCAGTTCTTCGATGCACAGGCAAATGAAATCCAGGGCATGACGAAGGCGTGGACTGGCCTGAAGGCGGTGATCGGTGAAGCCATGGCCCCGCTCACCGGCCCGCTCATTGCAGCAGCCACAGGCACGCTCAACACACTGTCCGACGTCATCCAGAGCCTACCAGTCGGCATCAAACAGCTGGCGGCATCATTTATCGTCCTGGCTCCGGCTGTTGGTGGCGCCATCGCTGCATTCAGGATTTTGTCGCCGCTTCTGGCGACCATGGGTTTCAGCGGCGCTGTATCGGGAGTGGGCCTATTGACTAAGGCCCTGGGTGGCTTCAGGGCTGCCATCTCGCTTGCCGGCACAGCCCTCGCTCGTGTCTGGCCGCTCATTGTTGGCATGCTCGTGGCAGAGGGTGTTCGCCGTAGCGACGACTGGATCACTGCTTGGGTAAAGCGGAACTTCAGCGAAGAAAACCTTCAGCGCATGCGTGATTTCCGCAAGGAGTATCAGGGCTTCTTCGACTTCATGGCTCAGGACCCACTGACCGGTACGATCCAGTCTGGCCCGAACGCCGGTATGAACTATTGGAGCGGCAAGCGCGACTACACCCAGAACGACAAGGGTGAATGGGTCGAGTACAAGCCGGAGCCTCCGAAGGACTGGGGTGACGGTATCGGACAGACGCTGCATCAACAAGGCAGGCGCTGTCACTATCCCGATCAGCGACGACGATTATGAAGCACTGAAGTCCCTGAACTCGCGCATTGGTCTCATGGAAGACCTGGCCAACAGGGAGCGGGCTCTTGCTAATGTTCGTGAGCGCAGCCTCGATACCCTGCAATCTCGCAATAAGGATATTACCCAGCAGGAAATCGATCGTGCCCAGCGTGTCCTCGATCTCCAGAAGCAGCAGCTGGCGGACCCGATCGGGTTCTCGATGCGTGATCTGGACGACGAACTCAATGCTGCACGCGCCGTTACGGGTGAAGCCAAGAACCAGCTAGCCATCAAGCAGCGTATCCGCGACCTGACAGAGCAGACCGGCATGTCCGAGGTGGAGGTTGCCGAACGTGTGACGGCCAAGATGAATGAGTTGTTCGCGGCTCAGTCCAAGGTTCGTTTCGACGACACGATCCGCGATCTCGAGGACGAGATCAATGTGGCGCGTGCGGTCACTGCTGAAGCAAAGTCTGAGGAGGAAGTGCGCCGTACGATCCGCGACCTTCAGCTGGACAGCAACAAGCTCGACGAAACCCAGAAGAACCTGATCCGTTCGAAGATCCAGGAGCTCCAGAAGGCCCGACAGGCTTCGGCACTCGAAGACCAGCTGCGTAGTGCCCGTGAGAGCCTCTCAATCGCTCAGGCCACCACCGAAGCCGAACGGCAGCGCCTTCAGATCGCTCAGGATATTGCGCAGTTCGAACGCACGAATGGGCAGCTTTCTGGAGACAGCCGTAACCAGCTAGCGTCGGCTCTGGCAGCCGTGCAGCAGGCCGAGTCTCTTCGGTCGCTCATGGACGATCTCGATCCGGTCGCAGCAGCCACCCGTCAGTATGCAACCGACCAGGCAGTCCTGAACAAGGCCCTGGCTGATGGTTCGATCACGCTTGATCGCTATCGGCAGCTCATGGCGGCTCTTGATCGTATGTCTCTCTCGGCTCGCGACCCGTTCGCGGATCAGTTGAAGTCGATCAAGGAGTCGATCCAGCTTGCTCAGATCTCGGGGGACTACAAGCAGGCAGACGTTCGGACCCAACAGGCAATCAACCAACTGGCCGACCGCAACATTGTTCTGACCAAGGATCAGGTCGCCCAGCTTACCGAGTACAATCGTCAGCTTCAGGATATCCAGAACGCTTCGTCGTCTGGTTTCGTAGGTTGGGCAGACAGCGTCGGCACGCTCCGCGACAACCTGCTCGGGGTAACCAAGGATTTCGCTTCTGGTATGTCCGACGCGATTTCGGGTGCGCTTGCCGGCGAGAAGGGCGGCTTCCGCACCTTGCTGCAGAACATGAGCAAGCAGCTCATCAGTGTCGGCGTCAATCAGATCCAGAAAAGCTTCATTCGGGACATGCAGGCGTCCGTAGGGAAAGGCGGTTTCCTCGGTGGGTTGGCTGAGAAGCTCGGCATCTCTAAGCCTTCCGGCGTAAGTCAGCCGGATTTCCTGAAGAACCTGAGCACGGCCCAGATGAGCGTTACGGCAGCCAATGTCGTTCTCAGCGGCAGTGGCCTCGGCGTGCTTGGCGGGACAGGAAGCGATCTCACGCGAGCTCTGCCGGCAGCGAACTCCAATTCGGCGAAGAGCCCGTTTGATGCGATCCTGACAGGTGTGAGTAAAGGTGCGGGCGGTGCTGTGGACGCCGCCACAAAGTACCTGGGTTTCACCGAGACTGCGAACACATCTCAGCTCAACTCGCTGTTCAAGTCGCAAGGCATCAATCTGGATGCGGCTCGCCAGGCTTGGTGCGCTGCTTTCGTCAATTCGAACCTCGAGTCCATGGGGATCAAGGGATCGGGTTCGCAGGTGGCGACCTCGTTCTTGGATTGGGGTCAGGGCGTCGACCCGTCTCAGGTCATGCGAGGCGACGTCTTGGTTCAGTCTCGCGGCCTGTCCGCAGGTATGACGGGCGGTCACGTGGGCTTCGCAACGGGCAACACCCGCATGGACGAGCGGGGCCTGATGCTCGAAATGCTGTCCGGTAATGAGAGAGATCGCGTCCAGACTTCGTGGAAGTACGCGCAGGGTCTTGATGTTCGTAGAGCAACAGACGGCATGCAGGGCATTGATACGGCGGCCATCACGAATTCGGTTCAGCAGGTCAATACCAGCATGCAGCAGATGGGCACGAACATCGATCAGGTGGCCAACAACGCTCAGATGGCTGCGACCAATTTCACGTCGACAGGGGTCAACCTGCAGCAGGCCGGCATGGCAGCACAGCAGGCAGGTCCTCAGTTCGACCAGGCTGGTACGCAAATCCAGCAGGCAGGTGCCAAGGCCACTAGCTCGGCTCCGCAGGTCATGAACTTCGGCCAGGCCACAGGCGGTCTTCAGCAGCCTCTCGCTGACGCGACTAGCGGTCTCGGCGGTTTCGGGCAGGGTCTGATGGGTCTGATACAGCAGCTACTGGGTGGCATGGGCGGCGGAGGTGGCGGTGGCGGCTTCCTCGGTGCGATCGGCTCGATCTTCTCGCTGTTCCTGCACGAGGGTGGTCCCGTTGGCCCGAGCTCCCCGACGATCAACCTGTCGTCCTACGCAGGCATTCCGAAGTTCCACACCGGCTCGAGCAGGCAGGGCGATGAATACCTCGCTCTTCTCCAGAAGGGCGAGCGTGTTCTGACGGAAAGCCAGGACAACCGCACCCAGCGGGCATTGGCGGGTCTTTCCTCGGGAATGTCCGTTGGTGGTCGTGGTGCCGGTGGGGGTGGCGTGTTCGCTCCGAGCACTGTGATCAACGTCGAAGGCGGCGGCGGTACGCCTGAAGATCGTCAGGACATGGCCGCTCAGATCTCCGACCAGATTGACGTCCTGATGGATCAGAAGATGCAGGAGTTCACGGCCAAGCAGATGCTCGCTGGCGGCATGTTTAACAGGAGCGCGTTTGCATAATGGCTTACCCAACTTTCACACCTCCGGGATTGGTTCGTGTCGACGTTGGTTCGTCGATCAGCGTGAAGCCTCGAGTCCGCAGAGCTGACTTCGGTGATGGTTATTCCCAGCGATCTGGAGATGGCCTCAATGCCTTGGGTCGCAAGGTTGAAATTAATTTCACAAACCTGGAGCTCAGTGAGGGGAAGACGATCGAAGCGTTCTTCGAAGAGAGGGCTGGTTACAAACCGTTTCTCTGGACTTTCCCGCACGAGACCACCCCACGCCAGTGGATCTGCACCGAATGGCGCAAAAACCTGTCGGCTCCGCGGACCTATTCCGTGTCGGCAGCATTCGAGGAGACGTTTGACCCATGAGTGCAATTAATAGCACATCGCAGAGCCTCACGCCGGGCGACCGCGTCAATCTGTTCATTCTTGACCTGACACCGATCGGCGTCGGGCAGGTTTTTTATTTGACGAACAGTGTGAAGAAGAAGGCGGACGGTACCTATGAACCGCTGCGCTTCGGCGGGGTCGACTACACGCCTGTCGATATCAAGACGAGTGGGTGGGAGCTCACAGGGCAGGGACCGTTCCCGCGCCCCAAGGTGACCGTCAGCAACGCTTTGGATTTCCTGGCTGGTCTTCTTTACGAGTTCGACGACTTGGTGGGGGCGAAGTTTACTCGCGTTCGCACTTATCGCCAGTTCCTCGACGGCGGATCTGAGGCGGACCCGACAGCCTATTACCCGCCGGATATCTATCGCATCGAGCAGAAGACCAAGCAGGGTTCGACGGAGATCGAGTTCGTACTCGCCGCGGCAGTAGACCAGCAAGGACTTACGGTTCCTCGCCGTAAGATGCTGCGCGACACCTGCACGCACTCGTATCGCATCCCTCGCCCTGAAGGGGGCTTCGACTATTCGAAGGCGACCTGCCCGTACGCTGAGGCTCGCTACTACGACGCCAGCGGCAACCCGACGACAGCGGACAAGGATCAGTGCGGCCTGTTGCTCTCGGATTGTCGGCTACGCTTCCGCCCGACTGGTGGAAAGAAGCAGCCTCTTCCGACGCGGGCATTCCCCGGCCTGATCCGCACGACAGTTCAGTGAGGTCACCATGTTTCCGCAAGAAGTCATCGATCAGTTCAAGACCCACGCAATCGCTGCATTCCCCGAAGAGGCGTGCGGCCTTGTCGTTGGGGAGAGTGCAATCAATTGCAACTACGTTCCTTGCACCAACACCGCGGATAAGCCTACCGAAGATTTCCGCGTGAAGGCTGAGGATTACGTAAAGGCGGCAGAGAAGGGCGAGGTCCTTGCTGTGCTGCACACGCACGTGAACAAGAAGGATTACCCGTCCGGTCTCGATATGGAGAACCAGATGAAGTCTGGGCTGCCTTGGGGCATCGCTGTAGTCACGGTTGATGAAGCCAATTCGAGCTCGGAACCTAAGTGCTCAGATCCGTTCTTCTTCGGTGACCAGGTCCCGGTTGCTCCCCTGATCGGTCGCCCGTTCCGGCACGGCGTCTGGGACTGTTACTCGCTCGTGCGTGACTACTTCCGCACCGAGAAGGGTGTCATCATCCAGGACAAGCCCCGTGATTTCGAATGGTGGGTGAGGGGCCAGAGCCTGTATCTCGACTACTTCCAGGAGACTGGCTTCAAGCTGATCTCGCCTGAAGAAGCGGCCCCCGGTGACTGCGTGCTCATGTCTATCCGATCCCCGGTCCCGAACCACGGCGGCGTGATGATCGAGGACGGTCTGCTCCTCCATCACCTCCAATGGAAGCTGTCTCTTCGTGAACCGATCCATCGTTGGGGGCAGAAGATCAGCCATTGGCTCCGGTACGAGGGAGACGCGAAATGATGCGCACGATCCACCTGCATGGCGAGGCGGGCAAGCTATTCGGAAAGAAGTTCGAGCTGGACGTTGATAGCCTGTCTGAAGCCGTTCGCGCGATCGGCTGCCAGGTGCAAGGCTTCAAGCAGTATGTCGCCCAGCGGGATTTCCAATGCGTTCGCGGCAACCGCAAGACCGGCATCTATCTCGGTGAAGAAGACGTCCACTTTGGTCTCGGTAGCGCCGATCTGCACATTGTGCCGGTGATACAGGGCTCGGGTGGCAAGGGTGCAGCCATCGGCAAAATCATTGCCGGCGTGCTCCTGGCCGGTGTCGCATTCTTCGCAGCCCCGGCCCTGTCGGCCACTGCGTTTGGCAGTATCACGTACGGCCAACTCGTCACTGTCGGTATCGGAATGGCTCTGGCCGGCGTCTCACAGATGCTCTCCGCACAGGAGAAGGACGACAAGGAGAAGGACAGCGGCATGTTCTCCAACGCTCCTCGCATCGCCACCCAAGGCATGCCGGTGCCTCGCTGGTACGGGCATATGGTTATTACGAATATCCCGGTCATTTCTGCAGGCGTCCACACCGAAGACGTGTCGGCCTAAGAGAGGTTTCTGATGACGCAGATGCCCAACATTTCTGAATTCCTGCACGGCACGGGTGGCGGTGGCAAGGGTGGCGCAAAGAACGACAAGAACACCTTGCGTTCGAATGCGACCGTTCGTTTCGTGGCACTGCTGAGTGACGGTGAGATCGTCGGCCCAACCCGCGGGTCTAAGGACATTCTGCTGGACGAGACTCGGCTACAGGCCGACAATGGGCGGCTGAACTTTCAGGGCGTCCAGTGGGATTTTCGTTCCGGTCTCCCCGATCAGGCTCCGTTCGCAAACTTCAAGGGCGTAGAGCAAGAGACCACAGTCGGCGTTGAGGTCACGAACAACAATCCGGTCACACGCACGCTGACGGACCCCGATTTCACGCACTGCCGGGTCACGATCCGTATACCGGCTCTGTTCAAACAGACCGACGACGGCATGAAGCGTACTAGCGTGCAGTTTCTTATCGAAGTACGTGCTTACAACGGCAGCTATGTTGACGCTTTTGGCGTTATTACGCTCTCTGGTAAGAACACCTCCGGTTACGACAAAAGCTATACGATCAAGCTGCCCCAGAACCCTGCGCCAAATGTTTCCTATCCTTGGGAAGTGCGCGTCACTCGCATCACACCTGATGCTGATGACAATACCAAGACGCAGGATATGGTATATTTTGCCTCGCTGACAGGCATCATCGACGAGCAGTTCATCTACCCTGATAGCGCGCTCCTGGCGATGGCGATCAGCGCTGAGGACTTCGAGCAGGGGCTGCCAACGCTTGCGATCGAGGGCGATGGAGCGATCATCAAGGTTCCGTCGAACTATAACCCGGTGGAGCGCACCTATACCGGCATCTGGAACGGCACATTCAAAGAGGCGTACACAGACAACCCGGCCTGGATTTACTACGATATCGTCACGAACAAGCGCGTCGGTATGGGTGAGTACATTCCGGAAGCCTCTGTCGATAAGTGGGCGCTTTATGAGATCGGGGCCTACTGCGACCAGCTCATTCCAGACGGTTTCGGAGGCATGGAACCGCGCTTCACGATGGCGGCATACCTGACAGAAAACAAGGAATGCTACGAGCTTTTGCAATTAATTGCATCTGCTTTTCGTGGCATGTCCTTCTGGTCGTCTGGCTCTGTTACCGCGGTGCAGGATCGTCCGTCTGATCCGGTGCAGCTGGTCACGAGAGCGAACGTGGTGGCAGGGGAATTCGTCTATTCGTCGTCCTCGCATACCGCCCGACATACGGTTGCGCATGTCCGCTACATGGACCCGAACGATCTGTACAAATCGGCTGTAGAGGTGGTGCGCGATCCGCAGGCGATCCTCCGATACGGCGAACGTGTCAAGGAGGTGAATGCGTTTGGCTGCACGTCTCGCGGCCAGGCACGTCGTCTCGGCATGTGGATCTTGCAGTCCGAGCTATACGAAACGCAGACTGTCACTTACCGCGCCGGCATGGATCACGCCTCCCTGAAGCCTGGCGACGATATCCTGATCATGGACGAGCGCATCTCCGGCGTCGACAACGGAGGGCGCCTCAAGAAGTATAATTCTGCGAACAACGTCACGCTCGACCGAGCTGTTACTCTTCAAAGTGGTAAGTCCTACTCGCTTTACGTGATGATGCCTGACGGTTCGGTTGCCAGCAGCACTGTTACGGGCGGGGCAGGAACCAGATCCACGCTAGCGCTTGGTTCCGCTCTACCTCAGCAGCCTGTTGCGGCAGCAGTATGGGTTCTCTCGGCTTCCGATGTAGCTCCGAGGCCCTTCCGCATTCTCGCCAACACGGAAAAGGATGATCATATCTTCGAAATCACGGCGCTGCAGAAGCACGTCCCGAAGTACGCGTTCGTGGACAACTCAGCCCGGTTCGATGCTCCCAGCTACCGAGATG